TATCAAGGATTACCTCTGCTCCACGTTCTTGAGTTAATGCCCACCCTTCGGGTGCGTTGTCTGTCCCTGTCCAAAATTGAGGCACTTGCTGACTAGCAATTAAAGCCGTTTGAGCTAAACCGATTGCACCGACTGCAACCGAAAGAGGGATATTTGGTAACGCTCCAACTACTGCTCTGGCCGTATTTACAATACTTTCAAATATCGCTAATTGTTTCTCCTGTTGAGCTTGTTTGTTTAAAATTACCCTACGCTTTTCCTCATATTGTCTGTCAATTTCAGCCTTTGCATCCGCACTATCACCAGCAAACATTATAGCTATATCCCTTTGTTTTTGCAAATCTGATAAACTTTTTTCTGTTGCTCTTTGTTGTGCTTGTTGAACGGTGTTTATAGCATCTAAAGTAACACTAGCAATATCATTAAAAGTATCTTTCCAATCTTTATTTAAAGTTTCAAGTCCTTTGACAGCATCGGTAACACCTGCAGAAACTACATCGCTAAAATCTACTTTCTTAATAGCATCTTCAAAAGTAGTTCCTAAAACTTCCGCTTTGCCTGTAATTATATCTATTGACGTTTGCAAATCTTTTATAACATCATCAAAGAATTTCCATTCCTCTGAACTAACTGCCGTTTGCTTTTGTAACTCTTTTAATTTAGATATTTGTTTTTCAAACCATTCTACTGAGCCTTCTATTAAATCAGCTTCTTTTTCAGCTTCTTTGTTGTTTTCTTTTTTAGCGATTGTATTTTCTTTAGTAGTATTTGTTTTTGCAGACATCAAAGCTATTTCTTTTTTTAACTGCTCATTGGATTTACTTTTAGCAACATCAAATAAAACTTCCTGACTTACATCTTTTTGTTTTAATTTATTCAATTCGATATGTTGGCCTATTAATTTATTTCTAACTATTTGCTCCTCATTCATTTTTTGAGTGACAATGTTTTGAATTTTAATATTTGCCGTTAAATAACTATTGATTATTTTTTGATTTTCTGCTGTAGTATTTGCTCCCGTGATGCCAACTTCTGCCATTATTTCCTGAGAACGTAAATTACTAACTCCTTCTAGTGATTTGGCTATATCTCTATATTTTTTTACTATTGTTTCAACTCTTTCTCTTTCTCCTTTGTAATATTCTATTGATGTTTTTTCTGATTTAGCAAATCCAGCATCAATAGCATTAACACCTCTTTCAATTATTTCGCTTTCAGGTAAAACACCCTTTAAAGACTTAAAAAGACCTACTTTATCAATCCTTTCAGACATTCTTAATAAACTAGCAAAAGCATCCGTTATTGACCTAAAAACATTAGCTGTTGTTCCTTCGCCCGCTTGTAAAGACGCAATATATGCCTCCCACGCTACTGTTAATCTTTGTTGTGAAGCCGTCAAACTATCAATCCTCTCTAAAGTTTCAATACCGTATGTTTTCTCTAATTGTTTTGCAAATCTCGGTAAAACATCAGAAGCTAATAATTCACCCGCTTTCATCATTTTGCCCAACTCTTGTTCAGTAACTCCAACTGCCTTAGCCATAATACCAAAAGCACCAGGCAAAGCCTCCCCTAATTGCCCTCTTAACTCTTCCGCTTGAATTGTCCCTTTAGACATCATTTGGTTTAACGCTAAAAAAGCACGTTCTTGTTGTTGAACACTCAAACCCATTGATGCAGCAGCTTTTGATATACTTCTAAATATACCTTGTATTTCCGTACTGCTTATTTTATCTTTTGCTGATACATAAAATTGAGTATATTGCTTAGTTAATTGACTTAAATCAACTCCAAAATCTTCTGCTGTTTTTCTTAAAAATGCTTGTGATTGTGTGAATATTTCTGCTGATTGCGTAACTAATGCTAAAGCACGATTTAAACTATCAAACTCTTTTGTTAATTCAAAAACAGATTTGACAATTCCAGCAAAAACAGTTAAAACTCCTCCAATACCTAAAACAGCTAATAATTCACGTCCAAATTTTACACTTCTCTGACCTGTTCTATTCCATTTATCAACTGCTTTATCAGCTTGTAATACTTTTGTTTGTAATTTTTGAAATTCCGCTTGTGCTGTTTTTAATTCACGGTTGTATTGTCTTTGCGTTTGCTCCGCTGTTTTGCCTCTTACAATTAAATCTTGATAACGTTGTGATGCAATAGCAACTTTAGCCGATAAATTAGCATAAGCACCAACTAATTGAGATGTTGCCCGTGTTTGTCTGTCTGCGTTTGTTGCTAATGCTCTTTGATTTACAATTTCTTCACTTGTCCTTGCATTGGTTTTACTTTTCACTTCAGCTAATTTTTGTAATTGCTTTTGAAGTGATTGTATTACTTTTGATTGTTTTTCGTATTCAGCCGTTAAAGACTTTAAAGCACCATCCGAACCGCTCGGAGTCTTTGCACCTATCATATTATCATTCACAACCTTAACATTGGAAATCATTTTCACAATTTCAGCGTTTGCAGTTTGCAATTCCTTTAAAGCTGAGGGACTTAATATTTCGATAAATTCACTCATTTCTTTTTACTTTGATTTATTATTTTTTCTGCTGATTTTTCATAAGCCACATATTCCGCTAAAGTCAAATCACTGTTTAAACTCCGATTATGTATGTTTGAAAGTCCTATAATTGAATCGTAATATTCAAAATCTTTACTAACCGCATCTTTTACAAGGTCTTTTAATTCTAATTTACAAATACTTAAATCATTATTTAAAACCCCTATTTCAATAGTCAACACCCTATGCACTTCTTCCGTAAATGGTAATTTCTCATCGATGTAAATATCACAGCCACTTTTCAAGGCTTTCAATATATCTAACCTCATTTCTTTGGTTGTTTTATTGTAATAAATAAACTTTAAAGTTGATTTAATCGTGTTTATTTTATACTCTAAAAAAGCTATTGAATTAGTCAACCTTAAAAACTCATTCGCTTGATGATTATTAGACTTAATAAAATAATCATCATAAATAAACATAAACACCGTTTCTAAATCCTTTTCCTTTGGCTTAGGTTTCAATAACTGATAATCCTTTGTCTTTAATATTTCAAAGAAAACCTTAGCAGGGATGTTATCTATTTTATTGAATTTTGGCATATTGCTTAATCTGTCTTAAAAACGGATGTATATAAATTTCCTTTTGTCTGTTCTCAAACCATTGCTGATTTAATCCTAAAATATCAATTCCATAACGACCTGTTAAGTTGTTCGGGTCACTAGCGTTAAATAAATAAGTTCCACTTGTGAACGGTTCAACTTGCATACTATTTACAAATGTTCTAGTTAACATCAAATCGACGTAACCGTTTGCAAACGGATTAATTTCACGCTTGAAAAAATAGTATTCAGCATCTTTATAAGTACCTATTCTACTTCCATTAGGTAACTCACCGACTGTAAACTCGTCAATTTTACGCTGTTTTAGGCTTTGATTGTCGCTTATTACTATCTTTTGCACTATTTCCTGTAACGTTGATAGATTTAGCAACTTTTGAAGCCTTTGTTGATATTGGATTGGACTCATTTGATTTATTTTTACCGCAATCTAAACACTTACATTCTTTACTAATTTTAGGATTTTTGATAAACTCATCAATTAAAATCTCATTATTTTGACTTGTATTATCTAAAATCCATTGCTTTTTTTCTTCTTTGCATAGCGTTAAAAAAGCTTCTGCATCGCTTCCGAAAATCTGTTTGTTAAATATTTCCATTTTGTTTTAAATTAAAAAAGGCAACCAAATTAAATTGATTGCCTTCCATCCTTGTTATTGCAAATATAATAATTAAATCTTACATATTACGCTACGGGTGTAATTTCTGCTGTTGCTCCTTTGTAATAACGATTACCAATTTTAGCTACATCGGTAACAGCAACACTATCGTATAATTCTACTATGAACTTATCAGCAATAGTGAACGCCCCCGTTGGTGTAAACTGCCATTCCTGAGTAGTTGAATTAAATGATAAAGATAAAGCCGTGATAACTGTATCTACTCCATTCTTATAACATTTTAAGTTAGCAATTGCAATTCCTCCCAATCGAGTAGCTTGGTTCATGTCAAAAGTAGCTTTGAAGTAAACTTTAGATTCTGACACATCGGCTCTACCTGTCATTACTATATCAGTAATAGGGAAAATTTCAGTATTTACATTAAAGTCTAAAATAGAAGCATCTAATAAAGCTACATCTCTATTGAATTGAGCTTCGTTAATGATTTGAATAGAGGTTGTAACGCTTGATGATGTGTTACCATCGGTAAACATATACGTTCCACTATTCATCATTCCTAAGTCGAAACCTGTTAAACTTGTGCCACTTGTAGCACCTGCAACCGCTCCGCTAGAAAAAACGAAAAGAACATCATAAGCTTGAAACGAGTTGTAAGTGTATAAAGCGTTTGCAAATTTCCAACCACCTCGCAAGTATTTGAAGTTGAATTGAGGAAGTCCATTTCTAACAACCGACATAACACCGCCTTGATATTCTTCCGTCGTTGCTTCTGGTGTGTTATTAGTAACTTCAACTGCTCCTAAAATTGGAATAAAGTTCCCTAATTGGATTTGTTCATTAACGTAGTCTTTATCAAAAGTTCCGCTAGTCAAGTCTAAAGACCATCCTTTTGGTGCTAATATTTTCCCAGTTAATCTACCTTCCTGCAAAATACAGTCTGGCAACCCTAAATTTTTTCTAACTGTTAAACAGTCTTTTTGATTGTATAAAATCATAATTTTTTATGTGTTAAATTGAATTGTTTGTATGCAAGTCGACAACCCACTAAAGGTAATTGAACTATCAAAAACAATAGCATTACAGATGTAAACCAAACTATTATCCACTTCCCGCATTGAGTAGTTTTTTACTCTTTGCGTTCTAAAATCTGTGTTATCATAACGGCTAATTCCGCTTTGTTCTAAAGCTATCAATAAATTATCGAGTATCGGTTGCAAAATTAATTTAAAATCGTATTCGTGTTGGTATGGATTAAACTCATTCGGTGCTTGACTTTCATGTAAAATAACAATCTTTGCGTTACGGTTTACACTCGGCTCACGGTTATCGTTTGTGTCCTGCCCTTCAACTAACCAAATCAGAGGAAAACTTACTTTCCCATTCATAGTTAAATAGGTTGCTAAAACATTTTCAGTTCCCCACCCGAATTTGACATTAGTTGTATTTGCTCCTAATGTAATATTAGGAAGCAACTCAACTAAACGCTGTAGCTCATCTTCAAAGATAATCATAATCCAAAAGTGTTTTTAGTTGTGTAAACTGCAAACTTTGACAAATCCCATAAAGGAAAATTCTCTTTTTTATCAATCAGGTAATTGTATAATGAAACATTTATCTCATCATTGCTACCGAACCAATCTATGAAGTTTTCAAAGATAATTGGTTCTCGCAAAAAACCGCTTTGATATGATTGTATAAACTTTTGATTTGCATTCGCTATTTTATAAGCGGGACTAATTAACGATGCTTTCTCTGGGGATAGTTGTACGTTTCCGTTTGCAACTAACCTAACATTCGTTTCAGTCATAAACTCCTCAAAAATTCTGTAAGCAATCAAGGAATAATCATTGTCTAAACCTTGCCACACTTTACCATCGTACTCATCTCCTTCTACCAACTTTTTATAAGAAGCGTATAACGGATTTACAAATAAATCCGTTATTGCTAATTGAAGTTCATTATACATCGCTAAACCTAAAGCATTTAATAAAATCGATTTTTCAACTCTCAAACACAAAGAATCCAAATAAGCCACATCGTTAGGCGTTTGCAAAGTTGGATTAGCCACTAAGGTCTGAACACTCAAAGGAATGTTTAACTCATTGGCTTTCTGAAAGTATGTTTTATCGATTATATTAGGCATTATTTCTCTGTTTTAGCTTGTTTTTTTTCTGTTTTCTTAGTAGCGTATAAGTGAGCATCTTCTTTGGCTACTCTCGTAACTTTACCGTTATACTCAACTTCTACCGTACTGTCTAACCAATATCCCATAATATTACGGTTTAGTTAAAGCCGTGATAGCATCAGAGAAATCACCATAAACAAAAGCTCCGTAATGATTTGATTTTACTCTTTGTACAAGTCTAGCCTCAGCTAAAATAGTAACTAAATTTTTAGTAAAATCATCATTTTCGTAACCTACATTAATAGTAAGTCCTTCTTTAAATCTTACTCCTGATTTACTGAAATCACCCACTAAGAATTTATCAATAGTAACACCTGTATTTGCAACAACTCTAACACCGCTTACGATTGTTCCATCAACTGCAGCGAAAGGAGGCATAATATACTGTCCTGTACTATCTTTTGATAACTCCATTGAAGCTACATCTGTTGGATGCATTACAATATAATTAGGCTCAAACAAGTTAACACGCACTTGATTTAAAGCAGTTCTTAAAACATCCCATTTAGTAGGAGTTGGAATAGCTAAAGCAAACGCACCCGCTGCCCATGCTGTTGCATTAGTAACGATACCAGTTAAATTAACTGTTAATCCTGTACCGTTTAATAATTGGTCATCGATTCTAAGGTTAATTAACTCAGTTAATTCTTGGTCGATTTCTGAACGCATCAACTCAACATCATCTAACATCTCTTTAGTGATTTTGATATAAGCAGTTACTTTCTTAACGTTTGCAGAA